TGACAAAGCATGGACGCCATGGGTTGTGGAAGTAGTAGTTAGTTACTATCGTTTCTAACCTCACTAAGATACTTAGTGTGACTACCTAAAAGGATGTTACTTTCTGACTATCGTCAGATATCTTTCACACCCAAGAATTCCTTACCAACTATCAAGTTGGGGAACCCTTCCGTGTACTTCTTAATATAAGTAGTTTCACGGAAATCGAACACTTCTGCAGGGTCACCGACCTCGCAGTAGGGTCCGACATCAGTGGTTGTCTCTTGATTAATATCAAAGTACCACTGAGGAGCAATGTTCCTGATAGCTATCGCTACCTCGGCACTGCTAAAGGTATCTGGTAATCGATAGATGTCCAGATCTTCCTTTTCACACTCAGACCATACATGCTTGTACGTCTGAGTGTAAGGCCTGGTGTTGAATACTTTCAACTTTCCAGTGCCTAATAAGAGATGCTGAAAGAGGTTTCCTCTCGTAGCTCTCTTAGCAAAATCCTCAAAGGAAAGTATTCCCTTGTCGGCCGCCATAGCAATGGTCAGCCTAGGATTTTGGTCTGGGTTGGGGAAAAGTCTCTTAACCTCATCCCAGCTAATCGCGTTCACCATTGAAGGATAATCCGACAATTGTGACACGATCTTTTGCTCGAACTGTTGAATCTCTTCAACACCGCGGGTAGAAGTATTTGTGTTGAGGCGGCGAAATATTCGCAATTCCTTCTTCACATTGAGCCCAGCCATTGCCTTCGATAGAAGCCATTGGTGAGGCTCGGGACATCCTCGAAGGATACTTTCGTATTCTTCTTCGAATCCCAGGCCATACCCGCCCACTATCGTGGGAAGGTGTATAGCCTTATACGCACGGGGATGCAACGCCTTACTAGGCAGCAAAGGACCCATGCGATTGATAAAAAGATCTCGTATCGATACCTTTTTATCAAATGTCCAAAAGCGTCTGTCAGTAGGCAGCCACTTTAGACATCCAGCAAGCTGTTCCGATTTACCAATCGCAACATTCTTGTTGTCCTTCTTGATCATGGTCGATAGACCCCTTTCAAGAAGTCTAACCTTGACGGAATCCACGATAGTGGAGCGACAATAGTCGCTTTTTCCGATAGGCTCCCTATACTGAAGATTCATAAGATTTATGAGTCTTTCAGTATATTTTACGCATATCCTAGAGAAACCGTGTTTCCCTGGAGATATGTGAGAGCCTGCCCTCAGATGAGTATCTGAGATCAGGTTCAAATAGGCAGCCGGTCCCTTTGCTAAGTGATCGTCGCCACCTATATGCACGTAGCGCCAGGCCCGATAGGGCGCTGGTTCTTCCGTGTAAAGCAAATCTTGCCTATTATTATAGACAAGAAATGCTCTTTCCTCAACCGATAGATTAAGGATAGTCAAACTGGGCTTAGCGATAGCTTCGCCCATCATGACTCCGGTTTTAGTAAGGACTATCGTCCCATCCTTAAACCGTATTAGTCTAGGGCCTATTGTCCCTAAGACTAATTCGACGTACCGGGAATGGACACCAAACCCGTATCCGTCGATAAACGACTTAAGCATCACTTTTGTGAGCTCAAGTTGTTGCGCATTGGTAGCGTCCGATAGGTCGCTGCTCAATACGAACTGGTTAGTCAGTGAAACATCACCGATTTTAACCAGACCCTTAACCGCTGACCATGCTTGGTCTTCTCGGTGAAAACTCGAGAAAACGGAAGGGTGATACTTCATTCCCTCTATCAGTAGATGGGCGAGTGGAGCTTGTAACACATTGAGCCAATATGGCGCAAGTGTTACAATACGTGCTTTGTTGCCCATCTCTGGGACGAACTCTGCACGTACGTTGTATGGAAGTTGCGGTAGCTCCTTCCATGCAACGTAAAGGATTTGTTTCCCCGTGACTCTATCGAGTCCGTAGAAACGCCCTACCTGGTCCTTCGGGAAACCCGAGAGAACAGGTTCGAATAGCTCATGGCCGATTACATCGGACAGTGAGAATTCGTCCCGAAAGAGAGTCTGCCATATCGGCAGTCCCTCTTTTAGGTAAGCGGTGCCGAAGGGAGTCTCTTCCTTCTCATCGCTTAAGGGTACCCTGGTTAGTATTCTAACCATGGCTTCCTTCACGGCCATCGCCTGAGCGCCTCTGGCGATCGGGTGACCGTATTCACCGGATGAAGTCACCGATAGGTGAGCAGCCTCCTGTGGGAGTGGTTGGTTACGGATATGGCGACATATCCCACCAATCCTTCTTGCCGCAGCTGCCAATTCCGTTAGGATCTGGTCATCTGGCTTAAAGTCACTGGTTACGGTTTTGATAAACTTAGCCTGTGACTTAATCTCCACGGGTCGTCCCATATATGGGAATTGCCTAGAAGAGACAAGATGCGATAAATACTGCAATAGCAGCATTGATCGCTCTCCACGCCATAACATACTAATGTACGGTATGGCGTTAAGGGCCTTAAAGATATTATTATATCTTACCGGCTCTAAAGGCCCAATAGTTTGGGTCTCAGAAACAGTGTGGAATAAATTATTCGACCACTGTTTCCAGTCTGACACCAGGGCCGATAGGTCATGGCACCCGACTGAAAATATCTTCCTAACAAGTCTCTTGATAAGAAGATATTCTGGCTTATCGATCAAAAATACTTTTTCGTCGTTAAGCCATAACGCATCGACCATTCCAGATATGAAATCTTCGATGCGTAATAGCGTGGTTCTGGGTCTATCGACCAAGATCCGCGCTATATGTCGTCTTAAGCCGATATCTCGAGTTAAGATGACAAAAAGGGCAATACTTTGCCCTTTGCTCCAGTGCCTTCCCTGGGATTCCCAGGGTTGTGCTCTGATAGCCTGGCCTCTGTATTTCTCTAATAAGAGCGATCCAGAGGGTAGATGATAACGATAGTTACCATCTGCTTCGGTTTTGACGGCAGGCAATAGCCTGCACCAAGCCCGAGCTAGGCCTCGCTCACCAACCACTTCCCGTAGGTAAGTGGCTTGGATGAGCTTAGCTTCGTCCATG